AGGAGACAGGGTATGGTATCATGGAACAAGACAGCAGGTTGATAAGTATGTACATGATGTTGGTGCTCCGGGTGGTACGATAAAAGCTCCTACCTTGGCTGACTTAGATACAGCAGCTGGCAGGGAAAGGCTTGATACTGGTTTCATTGGTAATGGATTGTATATGACTGATGAGATAGGTTTCGGTGCTTATTTTGCTTTGGTAAGAGATATAGAACGGGGAGTACCTAGGTTTGTATATAGTGGAGTACCCAAGGCTAACCTTAAGGTGCTTGACTTGACCCAGCCCCTCAAAGGTAATACTGAGATGATGGATACCTTTCTAAGTGCGACTAGGTTTTCAAGGATTCAATATACAGGATTAAAAAAGGATTTCTTAACAGAGCGTGTGTTTAATGATTTTGGTCAAGACCCAAGAAGAAAGACTAAGACACTTGAAGACTTCTATAGGTTCTTAAAGAAGAGAGAGCGAAGCCTTGATAATAAGCAGATAGCTGATGAGATACCTAATATTCAGCCCGGTGTATTCATGGCTAAGTTACCTGAGCTTCTTAAGAAGCAGGGGTTCAAAGGGATGCACCACAAAGAAGGAGGTCATAATGTTCTCTTGTTATGGGTAGAAGAAGGCGGAACAGTAGGCGAGAACATAGCTGTTGCTGGTAAACAGTTAGGAGTTATGAGACCAACCTCTATTCACGAGCAGAACTTTTCTAGAAAGTTTATACAGGATAAGGACTTCAGTAAGAATTTTGGTGCATATGTAAGAGACCCTCGTAATGGTCTTGAAGATAAATTTTATAGGTTTATGAATCCTAAGAAGACAGTGAAGACCCA